GGGTTCGCCGCGACCGGCGCGAAGATGAAAGCGGGGGTCTACACACGTACTCCTGGGGAGTACAAGATCATCAAGGGGACCTCCGATGACATACGTAAGGCACTTGTATCGTGGCCTGAAATACCAATATCTAATGTGCTGTTTCAGGTTCTCAGCCTGGTTATCCAGTATGCAGATCGTCTGGCTGGTGCCACTGAGACCTTGGTGGGTGAGAATCCTGGACAGAATACTCCTGCCTCCACCTACCAAGGGATGGTAGAGAATGGGATGCAGATCTACCGCTCGATTTTTAAGCGGATCTGGCGGGCGATGAAGGAGGAAGGGAAGAAGCTGCATGTGCTGAATGCAAGGTTCCTCCCGGAGAGCCAGCGGTTCGGAGAAGGGGATGAGCGCATCACCAGAGAATCTTACAAGACGAACCCTAATCTGCTTGTGCCGACGGCAGATCCGAACATGGTTAGCGATCAGATGCGGCTCCAGCGAGCCTCTCTCATACGCCAAGGTGCCCACTCGGTACCCGGATATAATCTGGAGGCGGTCGAGAAAGACTGGCTGCAGACGTTGGGAGTTGACAACATCCCGCAAGTGTATCCTGGTGCCTACTCGCAATGGTACGCCCAGCATCCTCTGCCGAATCCGAAAGCTCAGGCAGAGCAGATGAAGATGCAGGCGCACAAGATGAAGTACGACTTCGAGAAGTGGAAGACGATTACCGAGCTGCAGGCGGCGCAGAAGAAGACCATGGCGGAGATAGACTTTATCAGGGCGCAGGCGGCGAAGCTGGTGGCGGATATTGGCGCGGACAAGGCGGCGCATCAGCTGGAGGTGTTTGATAAGCTGCTGACGCATCTCGAGAGCCTGGGTCAGGTTATGAATGATAGGATCGAAGCGATGATGGGAGATAAAGATGAAGGTGAGTCTGGAGGAGCTGGAGGACCTAAAGGCGACGCCGGCGGGTCGGGCGCTGTGGCGCTACCTTCACCGCAGGGTGGAGCTTCTAATGGGGCAATGGGCGGAGGGGCGATTCAACAGTGAGAACCCGAGTGTCTGCACCGCTGCAAACATTGGGGCGATACATGAGCTGAATGCATTCAAACAGATCATAGATATAGAGGTAGAGGACTTAAATGAGAGTGAATCCAGTGAACAACTCGGGGTTTCGTCCCGTGGGCAAGGCCGTGCTGCTTAGAGCCTTTGAGATGGCAGAGAAGAAGCACATGATCCATCTCCCTGATGAGGTGGAGATGAGTGTTGCGACCTGCGATACTCAGGGGATAGTGGTTGAGATAGGGCCGGACTGTTGGCAGGGCGAGAAAGAAACTCCTAGAGCGAAAGTAGGCGACAAAGTCTTGATAACTAGGTTTAGTGGAGGGATGCTGAAGGGGAAGGATGGCTTTATATACCGCATGATCCCAGATCACGCGATCTATGCAGTAAAGATAGAAGAGGAGGAAGAAAGTGAAAATATATTACAGCGAGAGACGCAGCAGGCAGTACGCTAGGAAGATTGCTTACGATCTTGTCGAGAATATGCGCAAGTATAAGAATGGCAGGAACGATGACATACGCTACTTACATTTGGTATGTGCGAGACTGAAAGGCAGGAGAAGCAGCCGTGGCTACTGAAGAAGAGACACAAGTGGAGAACGGGGAGATGGAGCAGCAGGCTCGGCAGATGGGTTGGATGCCGAAGGAGGATTGGAAGGGCAAGCCAGACGGCTGGGTGGACGCAGCTGAGTTCGTCAAGCGCGGCGAGACCTTCATTCCCTTCCTCCAGCATGATAGGAAGAAGTTAAAGGGAGAGCTAGAGGCAGAGCGGCAGGCGAGACTGGGACTGGAGCAGACGCTGAGAGAGATGAAGGATCAGGTAGATGGGCTGAAGTCGTTCAGTGAGGAGATGGCTAAGGATAGAACGGAGAGAAGGAAGACAGAGATTGCACAGGCACTGAAGAATGCGCGGGAAGCGGGCGATGATGTGAAGGTGGCGGAGCTACAGAATGAGCTGGGAGAAGTGACAAGGAAGCCGAATGGAGAGGTTAAAGATCCAGTAAGAGAGGAGGCGCCGAAGGGGCCAGTTATCCAGCCCTGGGTGAGAGAGTTTATAGAAGGGAATGATGAGTTCTTTAAAAGTGGCAGGAAGGTGGCGCTCTTCAACGCGGTGATGCTGGAGCGCCGGCAGGGCGGCGATTCGAGGGTGGGTCCTGATCAGGGTACCGCCCTGCTAACGGAGGTGAGAGATGAAGTCGAAAAAACGCTCGGGGGAAACTCGAGGAGGACAGCGCCGTCGAAAACCGAAGAGTCCCGTCCCGCAGGAGGAGGTCGCGGATCTTCTGGAGGGAAGGGCTGGACGGACCTCCCAGAAGAAGCCAGGCAAAAGTGCAGCGAGCAAGCAGAGAAGTTCGTCGGGAAAGGCAAAGCGTTCAAGGATGAGGCGGCGTGGCGGAAGCACTACGTAGCTGAGTACTTTGGACCAAGCGCGATCACGCGGAGGGCTGAGGAATGAGCGATCCAAACAAGGGGCTGCCGCCGATCCCCCCGAAGCCGGCGACGGCTGTGAATGTGGGCGCGGTACAGGGAGTGCCGGTGAGCCAGCAGGAGAAGCAGGCGAATGAGATTACGGAGACGAATAATCCTGCGAACGAGGCGGCGGCGAAGATGATGAAGGAGAGGGGGCCGCGGTTGGAGCTGAATGCTCCCTCGAGGAGGCTCGACGTGCCACCCCTCCCTGGCTACCACCTGCATTGGTTCTTGGAGAGGAACATACCCGAGGCCCTGCGCGGCTGGTACGAGTTCGTCACGCCAGAGGAGATGCCCACCCTCGATACCTCTATCGGAGGTCGCACCAAGGGTGCCACCAGCGATGATCTGGGAGGGGGGCGGTTGAGTGTGATTTCTGGACAGGATGAGCAAGGCAAACCCCAGCAGCTCGTCTTGATGAAGATCCGCCAAGAGTGGTTCTTCGATAGTCAGAGGAAGATTGCTGAACGCAACCTCTCGGTGGTGCAGCAGATCTTCCACAAGAAGGCTCCGATCTTGGAGCCGGGGGAGAAACAGGCAGATGCGCAGATGAGATATACGAAAGAGGCAATACTTGATCTGTCCCTAGGCCGATTCAAGAAGGCATAGACTGACGATGTTCTTTAACTTTAACCGTGGAGCTTGATATGGCAAACGCTAACAAGGTCAACGGCTTCACCCCAGTTGGATACTTGAACGGTGCTGATTGGGATGGACGAGGCCGGGTATATGCAATCCTCGCAGCGCAGACCAATGCGATTGCGGTGGGAGATCCAGTGAAATTGGTCGCCGGCGGAGATACGGCGTATTATCTGCCCTGTATTGATATTGGGGCAGCAGGCGCAGCTTGCATTGGAGTGGTACTGGCGCTGAGCACGAATCCGAGGGGGCTGGGTCCCTGGGCGGACCCGACGGCTCTGAACACGATCGTGCACCGTCCAGCAGCAGCGACGACAGGTAACTGGTACGCGCTGGTAGCAGACGATCCGAATGTGATCTATGAGGCGCAGGAGCAGGCTTCGGGGGGCGCGGGAACGAACTTCGTTCAGACGGCGGCGTCGAAGAATGCCAACTTTGGGATTGGGACGCCGGCTGCGCCGGGGTGGATGAGCCAGGCGTATATCGACAACGGTACGGCCGCAGCCGCTACAGCTACCTTTAACATGCGTTTGCTGGGCCTGAAGCAGGCTATCGACAATGCACCAGGGGCGTATCAGAAGTGGTGGTGTGTGTTTCAGAACCATCACCTCATCACTCGCCCTGTCGGCGTCTAATTGAACTGAGGAGAAACCAAAATGGCAGGCGGCGTTATTACCACTGGTGCACATCCAAAATTGCTGTGGCCAGGAATCAAGGCAACATGGGGGCAGATCTACGACGAACATCCGTTCGAGTATCCAGATCTGTACGATGTTGAGTCAAGCTCGAGGGCGTGGGAGGAGGACGTGCAGATCACGCCCTTCGGACTCGCCCAGTATAAAGCGGAGGGCGCGACGGGGTACTTCGACTATGAGACCCAGGGACCCGTTACTCGTTATACGCATCTGGCCTATTTCCTAGGTTATAAGGTGACGTATGAGGAGTTGTCGGATAATCTCTATGAGATTGTTAGCTCGCGGCGTGCGAAAGCTAATGCGTTCTCGATGGTGCAGACTATTGAGAATGTGTCTGTGGTCCCCTATAACGATGCCTTCTCGGGCACGTTCTACACTGGTGGGGACGGTGTTTCGCTGTGCAACACTGCCCACCCGAACACGACAGGGGGGACCTACAGTAATGCACTGACGCCGGGGGCGGATCTCAGCGAGGCGGCGCTCGAGGATATGGTGATCCTCATCATGGGAGTTCAGAATGATCGTGGACTGCTGGTGAGCATCATGCCGACGAGTCTCCACATCCCTCGCCAGGAGTGGTTCAATGCCCACCGCATTCTGAAGAGTGTGCTGCAGGCCGACACTGCGTTGAATAACATCAATGTGCTGAAAGCCACCAACGCCTTCCCAGGTGGGATTAAGATGAACCATTACTTCACCGCCGCTCATGCTTGGTTCGTTCGAACCAACTGTCCGGAGGGGATGAAGTACTACTGGAGGGAACAGCCGGGCTTCGCCCAGGATAACGATTTCGATACGATGAACCTAAAGGCGCGGTCGTACATGCGACTGTCTGTGGGTAATACAGACCCGAGGGCGGTCTTCGGCTCGAATGGTCCGTGATAGGAGGCGATAATGTGGTCGTGTTACATTCCGTGTAATGCGACCACATAATTCCACCTTCAACCTTTAGGAGAATCGAATGGGTAATCGTGCACCTCCGACCCGCTTTGAGTCGGGCCTCAGCACGGACTTTCCGTATGGGCCGCTGGCGAACTGCGGGATGGTTAATCCTTTCCTGTATCACTTTCTGGCAGATGACTTTGATGGGAGCCTAGGAGCTACGGGTATCTGGGCTATTGTGAAGAGTAGCACAGGGACTGTGGCGACCACAGCGGGAGATGGAGGGCTGGCGCTGTTCAGCCCTGCCGCGACGGCGACGGACTATGCCTACATGCAGATGCCGTCGGCTGGGTTCAAGGTCACGTCGAACTACAGTATGTTCTTCCTCTGTCGCTTTACCGTGACAGCGACGACCATGAACAATCCGACGATCTTGCTTGGGCTGGCGCAGCATCAGGCCTCAGCCACGCCGGCGATCACGGATGGAGTCTACTTCACTAAGGCGAATGGCGCTTCGACTCTCAGCCTGGTAACCAATGTCTCCAGCACTGCCGTCACCACAGCCGTGCCCTCGAGCACTCTGGTCACAGCGACGAGCTATGATGTAGGGTTTGAGATCACGGACAATGGAGATCTATCGGCTTACCTCGGGACGAACCTGGTAGGATTCCAGCCGCAGAGCGGGACGGGATCGGCCGTCGCCACTCGAGGCAAGGTGCTGAGAATCGCTGCGCCGAGCTACCCGACGGCGAACCTCAGCCCGATGATCGCCATCCTTGCCGGCGACACCTCCAGCCCCACCCTCACAGTGGACTTCGTGATGGTGGCGAAGGAGAGATAGGTGATAGTCCAGGTTGTGAAGGACGGCCAGAAGAATTTCTCTATTCTCATCAAAGGATTGGTGAGGGGAGACTTCGAGGCCACTCCGATCATCAACACAGCCAAGATCCAGGCGCCGAATCAGGGATGGAAAGGACTCCGCCTTGATTCGGCGCTCTGGCTCGTTCAGGAGAAGATGGGATTGTACCTTTGGTGGAGGAAGCCAGAGGGAGAGGAAGACCTGGCGTTAGTGATGGAGAGTCGGAATGGGCTTCGCTTTGATGAGGGCCTCCCCTCGCCCCGGGTTGAGAAGGGCTGGGACGGTCTTATGTACTTGTCGAGCTTCAATCACCAGGGGGGAGGTCCGAAGGGGTTCGTTGTACTCCTGGACTTCGATAAGCAGTAATGACCACTCCAACAACCGAAAACACTGCATATTCGATTATTTGCGGAGCTATGTGGCGCGCCTGTCTCATCCCGGAGGGAGATGATCCGACGAGTGAAGAGACGGCGAAGTACCTGAGGACCCTCAACCAGGAGGTTAATTTCCTCCAGACTAGAGGAATTAGGCTGTGGCTGCTACAGGATGTGCCAGTGACGTTGGTGGCAGGGCAGAATCTGTATACGTTCGGTCCTGCAGGAACGGTGGTGATGGTTAAGCCGATTCAGATAGAGGACCAATACTATCAGTACTCTACTGCGAATGGCGGGACCAGACGGCCGGTGTTCCGTATCTCCCGTCAGCAGTGGGATATGCTCTCCGTCACCAATCAGCAGGGACCCATCACCCAAGTGTTCGTCGATCCCCAGCAGCATACCCTGAATGTGAACACCTGGCTGATCCCAGATGTGAATGAGGCGACGGGGACGCTGCATTGTGTGTTTAGGAATCAGGTACAGAATTTTGTAAGTCTGACGGATGAGATGAACTTTCCAATAGAGTGGGCGATGTGTCTGGAATGGAGGCTGGCGGCGCAGATTGCTCAGGGGCAGCCCCAGGCGGTTATCAGCCGGTGTGATAGCATGGCGGCGTTCTTCCTCCAGGCGCTCGAGGAGTGGGATGCGGAGCATGAGACGAGTATCATTCCGCAGCCGGATCAGAGGATGTTTAATCGGAGGAGATACAGAGGGTGAGTCCTGGCGGGAGCACAGTTGATCGGCCGCTGAGGTGGCCGCTGGTACAGCAGCCGGCGAACCGCTCGGAGAGCTGGCTGAAGGATGCCCGGCTGGTGAATGCATTTGCGGAGAAGGACCCGAACACGCAGGAGTGGTGGGTGCAGAAGAGGATTGGCTATACCTCGTCCTATAGTGTGGCGAGGGGAACGGGCCGCGGCATGTATCCCTTCGGATCGTCGGCAGGGAAGGATACCTATTCGATATTCAGCGGGGGATTCCCTACTCCTGTCGCGAGCATGTATAAGAATGGGACGCTGTTTGGAGTGGATGGAGGGCTGGATGCGGTAGGTACGAATGGAGGGATGTATGCGTTTGTGGAAGATCAAGCTTCCCCAAACCACCTAGTGTTCGCCAGCCTCACTAACATTTACTATACGACCGGAACGGGAGGTTGGACACAGGCGAGTCTGCCGCCGCATGGGAGTTCGGTGAGGGGACTGGCCTATCTCGACCAGACCATCTACTTCATGGATGAGAAGGGGCAGATATTCGGCAGCGCCTTTAATAATCCTGCGAGCTGGAATGCCCTGAACGTAGTGATCGCCAATGCGAGGTATGGGGTGGGGGTGCAGCTCGTCCAGCAGCTCAACTACGTGATCGCGCTGAAGACGAATAGTATGGAGGTGTTCTACGACCCGGGTACCAACCCTCCGCCCAGTTCGCCGCTCTCTCCCCTGCCGGGGGCCATCTCCCCCTACGGAGCGGTAGATGGGACGCCGCAGGTTATTGATGATATTCTGATCTATGCTACCTCAGATAATACCGTCTCGCCCCAGATGGTGAGGGTGGATAATCTGCAGACGAATATCATCTCCACGCCGGCGATCGAGCGCCTGCTGGATGCCATCCAGGCAACCCCGAATGTCACTTCGAGCTGGACCTTCAAGCATGGTGGACACAGGTTCTACGGGCTGGCGTTTAAGGTCTTTAACGGTGGGTTCACTATTGTCTACGATATCGACCAGAATCTCTGGTATCAGTGGACAGACTCCGCCGGCAACCACTGGCCGGTAGTGGCGATGGCTTATGATAATCAATTCAGGCACGTTCTCCAGGGGGAGATGGACTCGACGGTTTATATCTTTGAAGGAGACTACGAGTTCCCCACTGATAATGGAGTGGTAGCGCCGGTGGAGATAATCACG